CTGGTTACGGTGCTGGGCGCATCACCACCACGCACATCGGGTTGAGCGTGTTCGGGGGCGAGTCGTGGATCTGCACCCCCGGGTTCGCCGCCCCCAGCACCGTAACCAGGGCGTCGGCGCAGGTTTGGCGGTGCCAGGTCATCCGGCCACGATGTTCAGGTAGGGGGCGATCAGCGTTTCGATGTCCGGGTCCCTGGGGCCGACCCGGACCAAACCCATGTCCCCCCACCCGATCGTGCCGTCCACCGAGTCGCGGCGGCGGTACAGGCGCCCGGCCTCCATGACCGTGACCGTGAACAGGGCGTCGGAGAACGGCGGGATATACGTCGGGCTGCCGGGCACGCATTGCAGGTTGACCCGGTCGGTAACCCATTGGATGGCGGCGGCGAGCTGCTCGGAGATCACCGAATCGTCGGTGGTGTCCGAACCGAGGCGCAGATAGTTCTTCACGTCGGCCAGGGCAGGCCACGCCGCCGCCATCGTCTGGGGGCCCGTTACTTCTTGGCCGAAGCGCCCGGGCCGGGCGACAACTGCTGCGGCTCCTCCTGCGGGGCGGGAATGGTGGACCCGGCGTCGATCTTGGCGATACCGAGCGGGTAGCGGGCGATGACCGGCGCCGCGTACCCCCACACCCCCAGGCGGATCGACTCGGGGCCGAGCACCTCTTCGTAGCGGAAGTTGAACGTGGACGACTCCAACAACAACGAGTCGTCGGCTTTCAGGACGTAGAGGTGGTTGTCGACCGCCGCCCATGACGGCACCACTTGCAGGCCGACGACCTCCCCTGCGATCTGGCCGTAGGTGATGGCGTCACCCAGCCCATAGGCGTTCATGGGGCCGTGGTAGCCGGTGGTGACCAGCGGGCGGCCTTGGGAGTCTTTCTCTTTGCCCATGAACGCCCACGCCCCCTCTGAGCAGAACACCACTTTCGGCGCCGATTTGCGGTGCTTGCGCACACTGGCGCCGGCGTCGATGAAGGCGTCGAACAGGTTGGAGTAGACGGGGGCGGTGCCGGGGTAGACGATCGTCGCCGCGAACGTGGCCGCCGCTTCGAAGGCGGCCACCACTGCCGATTCGATCTGCTCGTTGTAGCTGCCCATGGCGTCGGCGAAAATGATCCCGTCGACCGCCGGGTTCGACCCGTCGACCAGCTGGCGGGACACGTCAACCTTGCCGGTGTAGGTCTTCGGGTTCGTCGTGAGGATGGTGGCGTTGAAGCTGCCGTCGTTGGGGATGGTGTTTTCCGACGCCTGGGCGGTCACCGCCGCGCCGGGGGTGGCCTGGACGCCGATGTTGATCGGGTTGGCGTCGGTGATCCCGACCCGGCGCAGCGTGTCGGCCCACGGGCGGGCGCCGTGGGCGATGATGGCGAACTCCTCGAACAGCCAGGTCGGGGGGATGACACCGGTGCCGGTGGTCGTAGTGCCCGCCGCCCGCATCTGCAGGCCGTGACGTTCCAGCATCGAGCGGCACTCGGTGTCGTTGTCGAGCTGGGCGTGGAGCAGGTCGCGGAAGAACGAGCGGCGCTGCCCGTCGGGCAGGTCGCGGCGGTAAATCTCCGGTTCGGAGCGGACGTGGACGACCGGGCCGGCGGAGCGGGTTTCGGGCAGGTCGGGGGCGTCGGACATGGCCCGCACGGCGGCGAAGCGGCGGTCGTCGGTTTCGCGCAGCTCGACGAGACGGGAGCCGAGCGGCTGCATCTCACTTCGGAGCCCGTCGAGGATGCCGGCCTCCTCGTCGGTGGGGTCGCGCCCCTCGTCGGCGCAGCGGTTCAGGACGGCTTCGTAGGAGTCGACCAGCGTCTGATAGTCGCCGGCCAGGCGTTGCATGAGACGGTTCGGCATCTGGGGAACCTCCGGGAACAGGGTTCGCAGGGAGCGCGACGCAGGGACTCGATGCCCTGGCCGGTTCACCTCTCGCCGGTTCACCCCACTGTGGGTGCGGTTCAGCCCTGGGCGGTTCAGCCGCGGTTAGGAGCGTACCCGTTCGAGAACGAGCTGGGCGCGATGCAGCTCTGCCTGGTAGCCGGCGATGGGGTGCGCCACCACGGAGCGGATGGCGGTGACCTGGGCGCCCGAGTAGGCCGGCTCGCCGGTCAGCACCACGTGGTCGAGGTGGGCGGCGCGCTGTTCGTAGGCACCGTCGGCCGCCTTGCGGGTTCCGCCGTCCACCGCCTTGAACCCGATCGACAGGCCGGTCACCTCCCCGGTGCGGACCATGTGCAACGCCTCGTCGCCAGCCGGGGTGTCGTACATGCGCCACGCCCCGTGGAGCCCATCGGGCTGCTCGGCCAGGTGCACGGTCTTGCCGACCCCGAAACCGCGGGCCAGCGCTGCGGCGTGCGACGGGAACATTTTGACCCGTTGCAGCACGTCGGGGCCGCCGGCGATCTGGCGGGCGAAGGCGCCCATCATGAACCGTTCCCGGTTGCGGCCGCCGTCGACGTCGGCGGTTTGGCCGTAGGGGACGGCCCGGCCGTGCAAGGTTCGGCCGTCACCGTCGGAGCGGAACTCGAACGCCACGTCGTAGGTGCGGGTCAACAGCGGCGACTCGGCCGGCGTTTTCGACCGGCCCCCCGCTTTCTCGTAGGTGCCCGGCGGGCCGCCCACGGTGCTGGACTTGGCCAACGCTTCGGCCTTGTCGGTAGCCGTCTTCCGTTGGGCGGCGGTCAGGGTCGACGCCTTGGGGATCTGGGCCAGGGCGTTGCGTAGATGGGGCAGGTCGACCTTGCCGGCGGCGTCGCGGACCGGAAAGTGGCGCAGGCTGCGCGGCGTCGTCTTGCCTTCGGAGTCTTTGGTGCCGCCCGGCTCGACGAGCAGGAACGCCGAGTCGGGCAGGTCATTGATGGTCGCCGTGGGCCACACGTCGCGTGTCTGCATGCCCGCCTGGGCGTTGGCGACCTGGACGTGGGTGAGGAGCTGGACTTGCATCAGGTTTCCCCCGGTTCGACGGGCTGGTTCATTTGCTGCTGCATGGCCGGTATGGCCATCGGCTGGGGCATCTCGGGGAACGTGTTCGGCGCCGGCGGGCCGCCGGCGGGCGGCGGCGGCGCCCCGGGCGGCGGCGTGTTCGGGCTGTTGGCGGCGATATCGGCCTCGGCGTCGGCCATCGGGTCCAGGTTCTCCCTAGATCGGATTTCGTCGATCAGCGCCCACGCCGACTGCGGCCCGGGGCCGCCAAGGGCGAGGCTGTAAGCCTGGTACTGGGACAGAGTGTCGGTCCGCAAGGCTGCGCTCAGATCCCACACCAGCCGTTGACCGCGGGGCAGCAGGTCCAGGCTGCCGGCCTGTTCGAGGAGCGTTGTCCAGGGGGCGACGCCGTCGTTTCTGGCCTGCACCTCCTCGGACTGGGCGTTCTTGTAAGGATTCGTGATCGCGGCGCCCAGCTTGGAGGCGGGGATACCGAACATGTTGGCGACCTGCAACAGCTCAAAATTGCGGGACTCGACCATCTGGGAGTCGACCGGCCGGTAGGCGATCGGCGTGAAATCGACCAGCTCGTTGAGCACCGCCGGGCTGGGCGCCCCCGAGTACAGCACCGCCCACCGCGATTTCAGGTCGTCGACCTGGGCTTGGGTGACCTCGGGGCGGTGCACCTTGATGATCCCGTTCGGCATGCCGCCGCCGTTGAAGTAGGAGGCGGCGTAGTTCTGCAGGGCGATGGACGTGGCCACGGCGTCGGACTCGAGGTCGATGATGCCCCGCCCGAGCGGCCAGCCGGCCCGGGCCCGCTGCGACTTGACATGCCAGATTTCGGACGGGTCGTACATCTGGCCGGCCACGTACCACATGAGGATCTCGGGGGCCATCGGGTTCCCGGTGAAACGCACCGCGGCCAGGGTGGGATGGATCGGCTTGAGGGTGATCGGCCAGCCGTTACGGTCCGTCGAGGTGATGATGCACACGCTGTTGCCATACAGCAGCAGCGACGCCGCGCAGCCGGCCCAGAACGCCATCGGCGTCTGATTGGGGTCGGGCTGGACGATGACCGACGGTTGGGGGTCGAGGGCGTCGGTGCCGCGGTAGGCGGTGACGGGCAGCATGCCGATGGTGTCGGTGACGTAGGCGAACGCCCGCCAGAACGGGGGGACGGACAGGGCGGTGGTTTCCGACGGCTG